TACGATGCATACACACAAGGGCAATTATACATGGGTGACTCAGTACACGAAGCTAAAAAAGAAGACATGGTTAACGAGCCTCCACACTACAAAAATGGTAAAATAGAATGTATTGTTGCGATGGAAGCAATGCTTACGCCCGAAGAGTTTATTGGGTATCTGCGAGGCAACGCCTTTAAGTATATGTGGCGATACCGAAACAAAGGTAAAGCACATGAAGACTTGCAGAAAGCGCAATGGTACCTGTCTAGATTAGTATTTATACATAACGAAAAATAACATGGCAACAGAAGATGGAAACACAGACCTCGCGTCACTGCATGAGGAGATGATGCGAGATAAACTTATCGCAGTTATTTGCAGAGAAGCTGCACAAATAGATACAACTAACCCCACCGGACTTTGCTGGACGTGCGGTGACTTTATAGGATACAAGAGGAGATGGTGTGATAGAGAATGCGCGGATATATTTGAAGCCGAAACTAAGAAAAACCGGTAGTTTGTGGGTCTGCTACACAGAGTGGAAGTCTATACCCTGTACTGCTTCAACGCCTCAGAAGGCTTACATGAGATGGATATGCAAAAATGAGCGTACCTAGTTTTACTTATAGTTCACTGAGCAGGTTTATTACCTGCCCTAAGCAGTACGAAGCACATCATGTTTTAAAGTATATCCCTTTTGCAGATACCTCAGCTACGCTGTATGGAAAAGATTTGCATCTTGCGGCTGAGAACTACATAGGTAAAGGTGAGGCACTCCCAGAGCGATTTATATTTGTTAAGAAGTTCCTTGATACTATCAATAACATCAAAGGCAGAAAGCTTTGCGAATATAAACTCGCGGTGGCGAAGGTAGGTACTGGGTATGAGTTCTGTGATTATGAAGCACCTAATAGGTACTGGCGTGGCATTGCAGACCTTGTCATCGTAGACGCAGATGCTAAGAAAGCGTATATTGTGGATTATAAAACAGGCAAGTCAGCAAAGTATGCAGACACTAAGCAACTAGCACTACTAGCGGCGGCGGTGTTCCTAGAGTTCCCGTATGTTGAGACTATCAAAGGGATGCTACTCTTCGTAGTAGCTAACGAGATGGTAAAAGAAGAATATACATATGAGAATAGATTGGGTATTTTTGATAAACTAGCACCTGTATTAGCGCAACGGTTAGTAGCCTACGAGACGGGAGTATTTAATCCTATTCCTAACGGGCTATGTCGTCGATGGTGTCAGGCTACACGGTGCATTCATAACGGTAACTATAAGGAGGGGTAATGCCCTACAAAGATAAGAAAGACAGAAACATTAAACGAGAATATGAATTAGAGAAGACTCGCCCTGGGGCGCATGAAGCTAGAATGGAGAGACAACGTGCTCGCCGTGCATATGATAAAGCGGGTATTGACCGTGATGGTAAAGACATCGACCATATTAAAGGTGTTAAAGCGGGTAATGGTAAAGACAACTTGCGTCTTAGAGACCCAGAAGTGAATCGTTCGTTTCAACGCAACAGTGACCATACTATGAAGAAGAACGAACCGCCAAAGAAAGCTAAACCTAAGAAGAAATAATATGGAAGTATCCGTAAAGTCAGTGCAGATTATTGCAACGGAGTCTGGTTTACCTGAGAGTTTAGTAGAGCGTCACATAGACGCTTTATGTACCATGACTCTTAGAACGCGTATTAGTGAACGGAAGATGTGCCTAAACAAAGTAAGAGCATGGTACTTTAATAGAAGTACGAATAAGCCTCAGCTATTTGAAGTATTAGAAGATAAATGATTCGCCCCCTTAAGGGGCTGTATGGAGTGACAATGGAAATACAAGTTATTCAAGATAAGGTCTTGTCTATCAAGACCACTAACCCCGATGCTATTACAAGCGTCATTACAAAAAGTAAAATTAAAGATATTGATTTTGGTACAGCAGAGGTATGGGTAAATTTTGGTTTAGGTGAAGCGCATATCCTAAACAATATAGGTATTAAAAATGTACCCTCACCTATTCGCACACAGTACACATGGACAGGGATGTATAAGCCCTTTGACCATCAAAGAGTGACAGCAGAGTTTTTAACGCTTAACCGCAGAGCCTTTTGCTTAAATGAAATGGGTACGGGTAAAACTAACTCAGTTATCTGGGCGGCTGACTATTTAATGAAACTCAGTGTAATACGCCGTGTGCTTGTGGTTTGCCCTCTATCTATTATGGATGCGGCATGGCGTAAGGATTTGTTTAAGACAGCTATGCATCGGTCAGTTGAGATTGCACATGGTAGTAGGGTAAAACGTGCTGAGATTATTAAAAGCACTGCGGAGATAGTTATTATTAACTTCGATGGTGTTGAGATTGTAGAGAAAGAGATTGCTGAAGGTGGGTTTGATTTGATTGTAGTAGACGAAGCTACGCATTTAAAAAACGTCTCGACTCGTAGATGGAAGACGATGAACCGCTTAGTCACTGCAGACACATGGCTCTGGATGTTAACGGGTACACCTGCAGCGCAGTCACCAGTGGATGCGTATGGACTAATTAAATTGGTTAACCCTAAGCAAACACCTAGAGCGTTTAATGCGTTTCGAGATATGGTGCAGATACGCACCTCGCAGTTTACGTTTAAGAACCGGCCCGATGCAGAGCAGATAGTACACAGCTTTATGCAACCTGCGATACGGTTTACTAAAGAAGAATGCCTAGACCTACCAGAGCTAACGTATCAGACAAGAGATGTACCGCTATCTCCGCAACAAGAGAAGTATTACAAGATGCTCAAGAAAGAGATGCTCATGCAAGCGGCAGGAGAAGAGATTACTGCGGCTAATGCGGCGGTTGCTTTAAACAAACTATTGCAACTTTCATCTGGGGCGGTGTATTCGGATACTGGAGAAGTGATTGAGTTTGATGTGAAATCTCGTGCGGCAGAACTGCTGGACATCGTAGCTGAAACATCCCATAAGACGATTGTGTTCGTGCAGTTTAAGCACACCATAGAGATAGTAGAGAGAATATTATTAGATGTAGGCTACAGTGTGGGAGTTATTCATGGTGGTATTAATGCAAACAAACGCTCTGAATTATTCAACGCATTCCAGACTTCACCCAACCCGCAGATTCTAGTTATCCAACCGCAAGCGGCGGCGCATGGGGTAACTTTGCACGCGGCTAATACGATTGTATGGTGGGGTGTAACGCTTTCACTGGAAACTTATAAACAAGCTAATGCGCGTATCCATCGTGCAGGACAAGTAAATAGATGTAGCGTGGTGCATCTTGTAGGCTCACCCGTAGAGAAGAAAGTCTTAAACGTATTAGAAGATAAAGGTGCGGCTCAGACTAAGTTATTGGATTTGTATAAAGATATTATCAGTTGACACAAGGGTTACAAGGGTGTACAATATAATCTCTTTCAAAGAAAGGCACGAGGAATCACATGAGCACAATAAATGTAGAACAACTCGTCAAAGCTTACATAAAAATGAGAGATGCAAGACAGCAACTGCAACGAGAGTTTGATGAAGCAGACGATAGAATTAAACAGCAACAAGATGCAGTACAACAGGCTCTACTAGAGCTTTGCAAGGAGACGGGGACAGACGGACTTAAGACCTCAGCAGGTACAGTGACACGGACGGTTAAAACAAGATACTGGACAAGCGATTGGAACAGTATGAAAAACTTTATTAAGGAGAACGATGCGTTTGAGCTACTTGAGCAACGAGTGCATCAGACAAACATGAAATCCTTTTTAGAAGAAAACCCTAACCTCATGCCTCCAGGCATGAATATTGATAGCAGATATGCCATAACCGTTAGAAGGAAATGATATGGAACCGCAAGATGATGAAGAAGTATTTTTGACAACTAAACAAGTAATGGGGATACTAAACTGCTCTAGGCAGTATATTTCCAAACTACGAAACACAGGTAAATTAAGTTCTTACCGCAGAGGTAATGAATACCTATTAAGTGCTAACGAAGTAAAAGCACTAATCTCTAGAAAAACTACTATTGTTAAATTATCAGGAGCAAATACACATGGCTAACGAAATGAGTTTATTTACAACAGGCGCAGCAATTCCAGCACACTTTGCAAAAAGAGAGTTGAGTGAAACTACTAAGGCTCTTATGGGCGGCTCATCTGATGCTCGCCGCATCTCAGTAAGAGGTAACATCTTCCGCTTAACTGTTGGTGGTCAAGAGGTTGCTAAGAATGAAGACCGTGCAATGAACATTATCATTGCGGCGGCGGCACCTAAAACATCACGTCAGTATTACGCAGGCACATACCAAGAAGGTGTAGTCTCTTCCCCAGATTGCTGGAGTACGGATGGTGAAGTACCTAGTCCAACTATTGAAACCCCTAAAAACCACAACTGTGCTACCTGCCCTATGAACGTAGCAGGGTCTGGTCAAGGCACGAGTAGAGCTTGCCGTTTTAATCATCGCCTCGCAGTATTACTTGAGAATGATATGCATGGTGACGTATACGAGTTATCACTTGCAGCAACCTCTTTATTTGGTAAAGGTGAGAACGGTAAAATGCCTCTCTTCCAATATGCCAAGCAACTAGCGGGTCATGGTATGAACGTCACTGACGTTGTAACCGAGCTTAGATTTGATACGGATTCTGCAACACCTAAGATGGTATTCCGTGCAGTACGTCCATTAGATGAAAAAGAGATTGAGGTTGTATTAGATAAAGCTACTTCACTTGAAGCAATCCAAGCAATTACTACCAGCTTCTCAGCAGCTAAAAAAGAAGAAGCTCCAGCTCCTGCACCTAAACCAGCACCGCAGGGCTTATTCAAAGACGCTCCCGTTGCTGAACCCGTTGTAAGAGAGAAGAAGCCCTCAGCTACAGTAGCTAACCCAACTGACCTTGAAAGTACATTGGCTGAATGGGCTGACTAAGCACTTCCCCATTAGAAGGGGCGGATAGCACCGCCCCTTTTTTTACCCTCATTTTTAGGTATAGCCATGAACAGGATAGATTTTTTTAATACAGTAGTAGCGCAAGGGGGTTTGTATTGCGCAGTAGGGATAATCAATAAAAGAACTACCCAAGTATTCTTTAACACATTCGAGGAAGTAGAGGTTTGGGCAGACGAACAAACAGCGGCTGGAGTAGATGCCTACTTCGCTTTAGCTACCTACCATTCAAATATAAGTAGAAGTGCTAAGAATGTTAATTTGTTTAAATCGCTATGGGTGGATTTAGATATCGGCAAAGGTACTGCGCATGAAACACAGGTTACAGGTATCGGTGCCCTTAAAGATTTTTGCAAAGCAGTTAACCTTCCCAAACCAACCATCGTATCATCAGGCTACGGCTTACACATCTACTGGGCTTTTGATACTACGATTGATTACAACGAATGGAAACCCTTAGCTACTGCATTAGTTGACCGCATGATAGCTGAGAAGTTTCAAGTTAAAGATATGGGTATAACAACTGACGGTGCTCGCATTCTGCGTATCCCTCAGACCAAGAATTTTAAACGTGGTGAAGCAGTTGATGTTGAACTTATAGCACTCTCTCCTTCAAACCCCGTGCAGTATTTCAGAGATGTACTAACACCAAAAGATATATTAACTCCCCTAGCACAAGCAGAGCTCGCCGCTTCTAATGTAACGCTCAACGATACAACTCGTGCGCTACTCGGGAACATCATATACAAGTTCTCTCGTGTTATGCATAAAAGCCTTAGTGGTAGTGGTTGTGCGCAAATGGCTAATATATACTTAAATCAAAACGATATATCTGAACCTCTCTGGAGAGCAGGGCTTTCTATTGCACAGTTCTGCGTAGATAAAGAAACAGCGATACATAAAATATCTCAAGCACATGATGAATATAGTCCTGCTGAGACTGAAAGAAAGGCGTGGCTCATTAAGGGTCCACATTTATGCGAAACATTTAACACTATCAATCCAGAACTGTGCGTAGGGTGTAAGCACACTGGGAATATAACAACACCCTTGATGTTAGGTAGAGACATACTAGAAGCATCACCTTCGGATAACATCGTTACCGCAGAGAGTAAAGAGCTTGGCACAATAGATATAGAGATTCCCAAATACCCATATCCATACACTAGAGGACCTAATGGCGGTGTGTACGTTAAGAGCGTACTTGATTCCGGTGATGGAGAAGAGACTGATAAAGCATTAGTGTACGAAAACGATTTTTATGTAGTAGGTAGACGTAGTGACCCAAATGATGGTGAGGTTCTGCATATGCGTCTTATCCGTCCGCATGATGGGGTGAGTGATTTTATTGCTCCTCTTGCAACGGTAACAGCAGGGGATAAATGCCGTGAGCTTCTTTCTCATAAAGGTATCGCGGCTCATACTAATCAGATGAAACTGATTATGGCTTACCTAGTAGCGTGGACTAAGCACTTGCAAAACACAACGAAGGCAGAGCACGTAAGAGTGCAGTTTGGATGGAACTCAGATAACACATCGTTTGTTGTCGGAGCACGAGAAATGACTAAAGGTGCATTCCCTAAATACAGTCCGCCCTCAGCCACCACACAAGAAGCCGCTAAGGT